GCCTTCAGGAGATAGGGTTGATCAGAGAAGACGCGTCTGTTGAAACTTGCAGATGCGTGCCTGAACTGGAAACCTTCAAACCCATACGGGGCCTTGCGAGCCCCGAAAGAGAGAGAAGGATGGGCCTCGTCAAAGTCACAGACGAGGCCCCCATCGCCGACTCCCTCCGGTATGCGGAAACGGACTGACTTAGGAATCAACGACACGGCCCGATCGTACACAGTACGATAGGTCGGATCGAGTCCCCAAGACAACCGGCTCCACCTCCGGAGAGAATTTGCGAACCAGAACAGCCTACTAACATCATTAATAGGTTCTCTGACATAGAAGGGTGTTACGTCAGCTCCGTGAAAGTAGTGTTTCCCACAACTTTCGCGGAAAGGGCCTGAAGTCCATGTCTTCTTACCGTTAACAGTAAAACCTGCTAAAGTAAGAGCATCGACTACATAGCCTACCATGTCTGACGGGACGATGATGTCATCCCCAAAGACAAGGAACTGACGCTCCTTAGCTCCGTGGATTTCGAGAACCGCCGAAATGATTCCCCAGAAAATCAGGGTTTCAACTTCGAACGTATACCCGTTACCCATAGAACTAAGCTTCTGGTAATTAATAACTTCACCAGAAGGAAGAGTCCCTACTTCCGATCTGCACTGCTCTAGTGCATCACGGTAGCGGGGCGGGAACAGCGTCCGAGCTAACTCCAAAGAGATAGTGTCGGAAGCCGAGCTGAGGTCGATAGTTGAATACCGACCGTACGCACTGCCTTCCTGCGCAAGGAGATTATTAAGAACCTGAGGGTTCTTACCTCCCCTTGTATCTAGAAGGCCTACCCGGTTAAGAGCCTTCCGAATTAAAGCTCCGATGCCTTTTTGAATGACCATATTAAGGTCAGGCTCGATAGCTATCACTCGGTCGGTCTTAGCATTCTTCGGAACAGTGGTAATGCGATTCCCAGGCACGATCTCTATATAGCGAGGATTCCATCCAGGAATACTAGCTACTAGAGCTCGAGCAAGGTGAAAAGCATTAGGCGTTGCTTGCGGTAAACCGTTAAACTTATGGTAGACATCGCGATCACGCCTTTTAAGACGTGTCGTGGCGCCTGGGCCCCAAGCGGAAAGTTCAAAAACTGCAGGCCAAGAAAAAGGATAGAGTAACTTCTCAATTTTCCGCGAAGCCAGTTGGAATACTGGATGCGCTGGTAAGCCCACTAAAGGCCTACCAAGAGAGGTTACCATCATCTTATTGGTATCTGCACAATGAGCTTCGCTGTCCCTGAACTTAGCTAAGGCTACACTGCGGCGATCGATCCCAAGGTCCCATTCGGGATACTTGGACATCAGCTCGGCACAGAGGTAGTCCCGGCCAAAAGTATCTGCATTCAGATAGGCCATAGGGTCTATCGAAGCAGATACAATCTCGGAGTACCTGGAGTTCGCAAGATGCGAGACCAGGCACTCCCCCAGGGAGGAATTTGTTAGGGAGTAAATACCCTTGGCAAATTCCGGGGCTTTGTCCACATAGCAACGGCGCAGGTCCGTATACGGACGTGCGGCTCTTCGAACCTTGTTCATTGGTTAAAACCTCTGAGTAAGGATAGTCCAGATCCTCACCGTGCCCCGAGAGAGGCACGGTCAGGAAGAGGGTTACAAGCACTAACTCAATAAATCGAGTTAAGGCCTTCGATGACGTCCTTAGTAAGGGCATTATCGAGAACCCCCACCACAAGTTTCCTAAGATCCTTGCGGTTCTGGGTCGTGCTGTCGGCCGGCAGGATAAACTCGCCGTTGAACCGAAGGGTATAAGCTACCTTCGGAACAGCGACCCCATTAATGGTCTCGGTGACCAAAACGGGGATAGCGAGATTCACCTGCGAACGATAGACACGAGAGCCGTTCTGCGCCGTCGGTTCACGAAGGGAAAGAGTCAGGGGCCAGTAACCACTGGCATGACTAGCAGACTTTTCGTTGAACTTGGCGATGTCCCCATCGACACGCGACGGTAGAAAGTCGTGGTTGACGGGTGTAGCAGCAGCATCTGCTGCAGTGATCGTGGTAATAGCGCCCACGTGCGACTCCTCTGAATGAGGTTAACGGAAAGCCTGGATCAATAGTGCTAAAGCATTATTGAATCGTTGGCCGCGAGTTAAGTCACCATCAATAGATGGAAACCTAGGCAAGGGAGACGTGCCATAGATAGACCGGTTAATACTGGCCTCTCTAAAGGATACAGTCGGAGAGCCATTTCCGACCTTCACGTCAATGAGGTAAGGACTTGGATAAGTCATATTACCACACCGACCCTTCACGTTCCTCTTGGTGACTGTCGATCGTGATCCTGCCAAGAAAGTCCACCCTACGGACGCATCCAGCGCACCGAGGTAGGACCCGATTGGTAAGAACCAGTCAGCGACAAAGCTAAAAGGCACGAGCTCCCAGGCCAATTCAAGAGGGTTAGTCAACCCTAATGAAGAGGCTTGTGCTAAGGCAGGGTTGGATAGAAGATAGTCCAATCTAACCTTAACCTTCTGGACATAGCGTTCATGTCTCTCGAGAGAGTACACGAATCCTACGCCAGAGTTGGGAGTTTTACCCGGATGGACAGAGCGGATATCCGATCTAGCCAAATCCTTACCGATAACAGTACAGCGATATCGATCGGGATCAGCTAGGTCATCTTCCGCTAACTCTTCAATCGCTCCTTTCGAGTCAGATAGAAGAGGTGACCATCCGTATTGGAACTCCAGCCAGAGGTTGTGAACCCTCTGGTCGGTAGAAGGAAGCTCGCGCCTCCTTTTACCAGAACGTCGACCTTTTTGGACTTTGTATAGTCCTAAAGACTCGGCAATTCCTGGAGCATCCAATCGTCGTGCAGCCTTTACAGCTTTACGCAACCGAAGAACATTCTCGGTTAGCATGTCAGCTGTCCTGCGCCGTTCCGCAAAAGCAAGGGCAATATTAACATTATTGTCCTTGAGTTGCTTCAAGGCCCTAATTTCTGCCCTCGAGATCATCGAGGACGGAAAAGCAGGCAGGCTTCCTGGCCATTCTGGGATCCCACTAGGACTCACCGGTCCGCTATAACTAGCGGATCGAGGAGGATAGGGGGAGCGATAGTACCTTCCAGTCATCGTCGCATTGCAGTGAACGGAAACGGAGTTTCCGTCCTTTACATAGCGAGAGTATGGAAGAGGTGGCCTCCACTTGCGTAGGCCCTTAGGGGACTTATTCACAGTACGGTTGTCGGTCCTATGACCGTATACAATCGTACCTGACGACTGAATTGGTTGTCCAGTCGCCACTTGAGTGAAGAAGTTACTCCAGGGGGCTTTAAGCTCGTAGGTTGCCATACTATCTCCAGAAAGAATCCCAATTAAGGGGCCAGTTAGCGTGAGGGGGGCACCCAAGGTCGAAAGACCGAGGGGTGCCCC